CGAGACCACTCGGAACATAGTGACTGTTACTGAAGCCGTTCGTCGTGTCCTGCTTGAGCGTCGTGGTGCCGAGGTCAATCGCGCCTGTAGCGATGCGTAGACGCTGGCATGACGTAACACCCCAATACGCCGAGTCGACGCTCTCTGAGCCAGCGTACGAACTGCTAACCGTATTCTTCCTAGGATAGGGATTGTCCTTGCCATCAGTGAGAGGTAGAGCACTGACAGACCATGCATCTGGACTGCACAGGTCGATGGTCACTGTCTGATACGACGTAGTCGCAGCTGTGACATTCCATGTTTTGGTGTTGCCATGATAGTCAGTGATGACGAATGTTCCAGCAATTGATGTGCCGCTTTGCGCCTTGATCTGGATGTCAAGGTAGCGATATCCCGACATGCCCTCGTATGGTGCAAACAGTCTGTCGTTCGTCGATCCCGCGATGCTTCGAGTGGTGTTGTATGCCAGACTCCAGCCGTTAAACCTGAAGCCACGGAACATGCACCTGGTCTCAGTTGATGCCTCACCGACAGCTGTAAGTGATGCGCCAGTGATGGCACACGAGATGCTCGCTGGAACATCATCGAGCGATGTAGTCAGAGTGTTCGACCCGTAGTCCGGATCGGTCAGGACCGTCGTGGTCGAGTAGTCCACGAAGGTATCGGACCCTGACATCGAGCCGGTTCCGGTTATTGTCCTGGACGAACCGTCGAAGCCAGTAACCACGACACTCAGTGAGTCCGGGTAAGATGTCGACCACGCCCTGGTGCGACCGATGACAGCGACACTGCGATCGAGACACGAGCTCGTGCTGATGGTGGCGCTGGCAGTCTCGACGATACCTCCTCCGCCTGTCGTGCCGAGAACGCTGAGACTCCATTCGGTGGCGCTTTGCGCGTGGAAGGTGTGAGCATGCGTGATGTCATGCACTGCGACCGTGTTGACCTTCACCAGTGACACAGCGAAGTCATGGCGAACGTCGCCACTCGAGAATCCATTCGCACTCAGGATCGCGGTGTAGTCTGCTGTTCGCCTCGATGTCGCAGCTGCGGATACGCTAACACTTCCACCATTCGCCGTAAGACTACAGGCAGCTGTTGCACTAGTCGTAGTCATTTCAAACCATCTGTATGCAGTCTGTGGAGGGAACACCGTCGGCGCCACACTTGAGCTGTAGGCTGTCTCAGTGACGTCCCACAGTTTGTCTGTCGATACCGATCCGCTGAACGTGCCAGCACATGTCACGCTCACATCCACATATGGTGTCGTCCCTGCGGCAGTTCCTGAAGCAAGCACCACGTACCCCGTGTTAGTGCTTCCGTGGCCGTTATTGACCGCGAGGTTTGCACGGAGTTCCCAAGTCCAAGTTGCAAGAGGTGCTGGACAGTTGACCGTAGAAACAATCGCCAACGAACCCAAGAAACCGAGGTGTCCCCCGAAAGTAAAGTCGGTGTAATGCGTGTCGTAGTCTGGCTGCATCGGTTGCAGCGCGAACGTATTCCATACGCGCTCCAAGACGTTTTGCGTGTGCGACATCGTGAGCGTCGATGTACGTGTGCCATCGATGTATGCCACTATCCGCCACCAGCATTGAGGTAGAGACCTCGATACTTTGCGCGCCGGAACTGCTTGACGCCAGCTTCGACGACGAACTCAATGCTCGGAATGGCGATGATGCGATACACGCCCTTGATGGTCACTCCGTCAGGCTGCATGATGGTCACCACGTCGCGAACCCAGAGAGGTCGATTCGTAGCGGACAACACCAGAAAGTCACTCTCCCACTCGATCAGGATTCGACCAGTCATGAGTCTGTCTTTGAGTGCTTCCATTGCTTGAACTGCCACAGTGCCAGATGTGATGGACGGATCACTTAGGATGTACGGGACCGGTCGACCGCGCCAGTTGTATGGCCTGGATGCTGGAGCAGTGCCAGCAGTCTGACTCGCATCATCCGCATCGTAGGAATAGATTAGGTCACCTGTTCGTGGATCCTGTCCGATGACTGTGATCTGATTGCACTCTGGACTCTCATAATGACCAGTCATCTTCCGGACCACACGCTTCTGCTGAAGTGCACCAGTGACGCCAGCCGCAGCTGCTGCCGGGACACTCTGATACAGAGTCATCACGCTGGTCGATGTCAGATCAGCGGGATTGGAAAACTGATATTTATACCCTGATGTTGTCGGAGACCATCCACTGATAAAGGTTGCGGCGTAGTCAGTTTTAATTTTATTGATCATTGAAGCGATCGTGTCGCCACGCTGAGGGACAAAGCTTGAATACCCGCGAGCGATATCTGGACTACGCGAGATATTGATTCCGGCTGTATCAGTGTACAGAAGGTAAGTGGCCGCAGGATAACCGGCCATTGTCATCATGTCACCGATGGCTGCCTCCGCCGTGTAGCCGTCGTAGAGGATTCCGTCCTGGAAGTAATATAGCTCAAAGTCGCGACTACGGTCCATGCCTTCAAACTGAAGCGTCGAGAACTTTAGACTCGTATCACCCTGCTCATACTGAATCTGCGGAGGCGCCAACGTGCCTCGGAAGATGTCAGTATAGACAGGTGTTGGTGATGCGCTGTCCGATATCGCCACACGGATAGGACGATCGCCTGTGATCTGCGGCTGTGCTACGCCAGCATCGAGGAGCTTTTGACGCCTGGCGCTCATCGTGAGCGTCGTGCGCGAAGTCTCATCAACACTTAGCGTCAGCTCATCGATGTAATTTGTGATGTCGACTGGACCATTATAAGTTGATGTCGCTGCTGGTGTGCTGCTTGCCATTGCTGCCGATAGGCCATAGGTCTGCGTGTATGGACTCGGAGTCGTGATGGTGACCTTGATGCGTAGATTCTGAATGACACCATCTGGCGTGTACGCAGAAAACTGATCCATGACCGCGACGGCTGTTGTGACGGTCCCTGCGGATGTTCCAACAACATCACCCCAAATCTGCGGGACAAAGGTCGCACCAACCGGAGGCGGATATCGGAGCGTAATGTTTTTAGAGTAAAAGATTCCGGTCGTCTCGTATGCGACAGGTGCAATCTGGACTGTCGGTCGACCATATGGAACCTTCCAGGCGAAGCTGCCAGAAGGCAGAATCACGTTGCCCTCGACGTCATTGAGACCCTCAAAGGTGTGACAGAAATTAGCACCGAAGGTCGAGGTCACAAGCACTTCACGACGCTTAAGTGGGATGATCATCAGGCTGACCTGACGCTGACCGACAGCACTCGCTGTGGTTACAGCTCGACCAGGATTCTTGTTCGTGTCGCTTTGGTCATAGACACCCTTCTGGATTCCATCTTTGTAAACGATGCAGCTTCCATCGCCACGAAAAACCATCTCGACTGTCGATGCGGATCCGTAGCCCCACACAACGCGCAGAAATGGCAATGCTGATTTGTCGACCCAGGTCGGCACATACGCGCTGATATACCATCCTTGATTTGCGACATACGACGCAGTCGTTTTGACATACTCTGCATTAGCAGTGCCGAGCGTCGTCGCTGTCAGGTAATAATCACCCGCCGCATTGATCTCCATCTGCTTCCAGACAGACCCCGTCACGAGCGTGTAGGCGCTTCGTGGCACTCTTGCATAGAGTCCGCTGTAAGTGCTTGACCATGCTTCGGTGACAGGGAGAGGTGCTGGCATGGCGGTGTTTGTTACGGAGTCAAACCAGCCCGTGCTGTTGGCGCGGTCCCATGAAGTTCCGTCGGCACCGACACACACGCGCCCTAAGCCAGGACGTGGCTCAGGACAATCGACCTCGACCTTGATCGGCCAGTTTGTTGCCATCTAGATTCTTCTCATTTCAGTCACGAGGTTCTGGCGCCCTTGCTGGATCATCATCTTACGCATTGCGCGCTCGAGGTCTGTCGAAGCAGGGATTAGTGTCTGCGGGATGATTCCGACGCCACCTTGATTCGTCGGGTTGTTCCCTGCGTTGAGTTCCGCAGCTGTCACACCGATCGCACCCAGGCGCCCACCACCGAATGTCTGTTTCCTAAGATCAAGCAGATCTCGAGTAGAGCCAGTGTTCTTCGCGATCTCGAACAGGTGTCCTTCCATCGACTTTGCCATGTCGACAAATGCCGCCTGCATCCTGGCCGCATATGCCGCGATGTCGACCATGGTATTGATCAGGCCTCCACCCTTGCCTTCGGTGCTTTTACCAGCCTTCGCAGCTTCTCCTGCTGCTTTGCCGATGTCTGTCGTGGTCGGTGGTGTAAGTGCAGGACCTGCTCCACCAGTCTTCTCTGCGCTTTTCTCCATCTCGTCGTAGATGCGACTCATGCCATAAATAGCAGCACCAGCGGCCACAGTGCCAGCAACGACCTTTGCAATACCAGCGGGACCGGAGAGCGCCTGGATAAATGCCTCACCTGCCGCGATTGCCTTGAGTGAGTTTGCGAGACCCTTCATGACCTTGGTCAACATGATGATGCCATCGACAACCTTTATCGCTGTGATAGCAGCCATTGAAGCTGCGAGACCCATAAGGATGTATTGAGCAGCGGAACCTCTTTGCGTAACAGAATCAAAGAACTTTGTAATTTCTTCGAGGCCCTTAATGATATGTGGAGTCACAAGGGATAATCCTGCACCAAAGATATTGCCAATCTTTTCGTTCATTTTCTCAAAAGAGTCAACAATGGTTGCAAGTTGCGAGTTGGTATTCTTGGCCATTCGCTCGGTCATGCCGCCGTACTTTTTGTCGATGATGCGGAACAAGGCGTCGAGCGTTTGGCTCGCACTCGAAAGCAGGGTTCCGTTTTTATCGAACGTGATGCCCTCACCTGCAAAATCCTTTTTGCCCAGTCCGAACATGCTAAGAGTTTCGCTGTCTGGCATGATGCCTTGGTTTAGCTTGCCCATCATGTTGACCAGGGATTTGAGGTGTTCCTCGTCAGCACCGAATGCGGCGCCGAGATCAGCAAGTTTTGGGAGTGCCTTCGTCGCGCTGATGCCCATCGCCTGCAAACCGACAGCGGCGTTTGCCAGTTGCTTTGTGGTGAACGGTGAAGGACCGGCAACCTCACGCACTTTAGCCATAACCTTCGCCGCTTCGGCTGCGGATCCGGTTACGACTTCGAGTCGTACCGCCAGTTCCTGAGCGTCTCCGCTTGCAGCGAGTGCAGACTTACCGAAGGCGATCAGGCCACCCATGGCACCGAGTGCCGCGCCAAGACCGGCAAGTTTCGACAGCGAGTCGCCAAAGCTTTGAGCCGACGCTTTTGTATGATCTAAGGAATCAGCTGTCGACTTTGCTTCAGTCTTGATGGCCTTCAGCGACCCGACTGCGTCATTTGCGCCAGAGACCTTGAAGATTATGTCAAAAATGCCGAGCGCCATTAGAATGTCCTTTTTGCTATGACCGACATGACGGCCTTGACGATCTCCACAAGCTGATTGTCCCAGACCTCAGCAGCCCATGCGACTTCGGCGAGCTCATCCAGGCTTAAATCGGTCTCACGGGGATGACGCTTTAGATGCCGCACACTTGTGTACAGAATCGATTGCGCCACCCCGCTTAATCGTTTGGGACTTCGTCTACCGCCGCTGCAAAGTCAATTGGGAAAGCCTTCGCGAACTCCGCGACAACATAGAGGTAGATGTCGGATCTGTCACGAGCCAGCTGCGCGAAGCGGCGTCCGGGATTGATTTCACCGTCACCAGCCTGAATGACATAGCACCTTGCCATAATCATCAAGATCTGAAGCATCTGGTCCGGAAACTCAGGGTATGCAATCTTTAGTTGTTTCTGGACTTCAGGTCGAGGGAACAGGTCGGATGCCTTCGGTTCACGGAAAACGAATGAACCTGGCGCTCCGATGAAGCGCTCGATGTCGACCGAATAGTTCGGTCTACCTTCTAGTTTAGGAATGTCATCAAAGATTGAACTCAAAGTTATGCTCCGTATAGACCAGTGATTCCGCTGACTCCGAGCTTGATTGTCGCGGTCTCAGTCTGTGTTTCTTCAGGTGTCAAAGATAAACCGGCCTCAGTGACCATGCCGAAATACTTGATGACAGCACCAGCCACGGATCCAGATCCATCCAAGTCTACATCGATTTCACACCCGTACCCGAGTTTCGATGCGAAGATTGGTCCAAGTGCACTGTCGACATACAGTTCGATACTGATTGAGCCAGCCTGTGTCGTAGACAGTGATGCCTCATATACCGCGCACAATGCCGTGGCATTGACCAGGTTCTGCGTGATAGTCGATGAGAAGCTCTTAGCGAGACAGACGACAGAGAGTGCTGTCGTGGATGGCAGTGCGATTGTGTCACCAGTCAAAGCAGCAGCTGTGAAAGTGACGGTCAAAGTTACATCTTTGGCGAGTAATGGACGGGACATGTGGATACCTCTATGGACTTATTGTGGCGACATACAACTGGCTGATGCCATTGTCGACGCGGCCATCCTGGCTCACGTCTATTGATGAGCTTACGCTCGAACGATTTAAGAAGAATGGCGGCGTGGTGCTTGACACTGTCTGCTTATTTAGAAGCGTGTCGATGCGGTCCACAATGCCCTTGATACGTGCCATCGAGACAGCACCAGACTGCGTGTCCCAGCACCACACCTGATGGCTTGATGTGGTCACTATGCGGCCACCACACATCGACGTCGTGTCAGCCTGGCCAGCGTCAGTGTGACGCACGACGATGTATGGGACCTGTGGCTGTCGGAGGCTGATCGGATCCTTTTCAGGAGCCAAGTACAAATAGATACCTTGCTGATACGATGGCGACCTGTTATCGACGGCCAGCAATCCCTGAAGCGTTGCATCAGCTGTGAGCGTGTCATAGATCCACTCATCCACGACTAAGGATTCAACCATTGAAGTACTTCCTCACCACGCCTGTGAAAACATTCCATGCCTTCGTGGATGCTGGTATCGCAAACGGTCTATTCTTCTGGAACTCGAGTATCTTGCCATAAGGCGCCGCGATACTGATGATGTACTCGTAGTCGTTTACTTTGCCGATAGTGATGTGTGTCCGAAGGAATGTCGTGCGAACAGCTGGTGCTTCTCCTGGCGCAGATGCTTGATAAATCGTTCTGCCGACTTTGTATCTTCGTCCTGACTTAGGGCCAGTCATCAGTGCGATCATGCCAGTAAAAGCAGCACTCACCGCCTTCTGCAAAAAAACAGATAGCATGCGAAAACGCTTCTCCGCGTCGTCAAAGCCTGATAGGTCGACCTTGACGGTCACGGTGCCAGGACCTCGATGAGCAGTGGACCGAAGCGGCGCACGGTAGTCGAGACAGTGAAGGACAAAGTCAAGCGAATCACAGCTGCTGTTGGATAGGCAGCGGGGTTCAGGATCGTCACAATACCCTGTGAGGAGAGAGACTTCGTTAGCGTGGCTGTTCCTGTCACGAACGAATAAGCAACGCCTGTGGAGGCATTCGTGTATGTCGCCGCGAGAGTGCCTGTCGTGATGTCAATCGGAGACCCGTTGTCATCGACCAGGCGCACCACGTACGTGTGCCAGTCTCCGGTCCAGGCCGCGATCTGCGTGACCTGTTCCGGATCTTCGGTGATCTGTAAAATGTTTACACTCATACTGGCCTCACATAAAGTCGTAGCGGTCCAAAGATCTGCGTGTCGGTTGCTCCGGTTGTCCTGGTCACAGTCACAGTGTACGTGCCAGCCGTGTTCGTGACCGTAGTCGTGAGACCGAATGATAACCGACCATTGTCCGCATAGGTCGCAGTGCCAGCATACGACGCCACGAGTGTACCCGTCGAGCTGTAGACCTTCGCCGTGACGGTCGCGGAAGTGATGTCGATGCCTGTGCCATTCGCGTCAGTGACCTGGACATCGATGCTCGTGGCTGTGCCCACATTCACATCGAGCGGCTGATCAGCGCCTAAGCCATCAGCCAGCAGTTGATAAGGGCCGATGTGAACGCTGGTCGCAGCTGACACTGGCGTCAACAGCTCCGCGCTGATGTAGTCGGTGCCGTTGTGAAGTAGAGCGCCAGAGAGTTCCGACGCAGCTGCTGTACTGTCCACAATCGCGTGGACGTTTGACTCAATATGGTTTGCAGTCCCAACGTTTACAAGTCTGTTATCTGCTACCGTCTTTAGTGTTCGTGCTCCAAACGTGCTTGCTGTTGTGTGCGAGGTGTACGGCTCATCCCATACCGCTGCGGCTGTCTGCGCTGCCGTCAAGCCACCACTGCTCAGTTTGACCGTCATTACCGCTCCGTTAGTACCAGCAGCACCACGGACAACTACCGTAACATCGTCAGCACCAGCAGCCACGGCAGCATCCGGCAAGTCCAATCTGTAGACTCCCGGCATATTAGTAGCGTCTACCTCAGCAAAGCCGCCAGATGTCCACGCTTGAGCGATTGTGCGGGCTACCAAAGTAATCGCTACGCTTGCAGTGCGTGAGCGGTTGTATCGGGCTGATAGGCCGCTTGTGGAGGCTGTTAGCCCTGTAGCACCGAGGTAGAGTTCGATGCTTTGTGATGTTGATCCGGGAGCGATTGTGATGGCGGATGCGTTGCGCTCAGTTGGTTGATAGATAGGCGTGATTGTTTGCAAGTTACGGTATGTAATTGCTCCAGCATCCGGAGATGAACCAGACCACGCAACGTCAAATAGGTCGGTTGTAGGTGCATCCGTTGCATTACCAAATGATGTGTTTAGACTGTTCAAGGTAGTACCTGAACGCCAAATTGATTGTATGTTATGTAGCAGGTTGTAACCTACTTCGATGCCGTGCGAACCAACAGAAGAGTTGGTGGCACCGACTGTAACATTAATGGGCCCACCAGATGCAATAGAACGGTTATATGTATAACTTACTCCATTATTTGTTGACCAATAAGGCGATGAAACTCGATAGAACAAACAGTTTTTTATTGTTTGAGCTAACGAACCTGCTGGATCCGCAGTAGTAGGGCTAACACTAGAATCAAAAAATGAACAGTTATACAGAGCAAACTGCAAATTGCCACCAGCAAATGCCACCTGAACTGCTCCAGAAAATATGCAATTTTTGACTACTGTTGTATCCGCAACATTTTGCCCAATAATGTAAAGCTGCCTTGCACCTCCAGTAAAAATACAAGAATCAATTATTCCGTTAAATGCAGTACTTGTAGGAGAAGAACAAAATAACATTCTATGATTAGTGTCTGTTGATATGTCATCAAAAACACACTTTTTGAATTGCAAACCTTGAGAAGTTGTAAAAGTGATTCTGTCACTGGCAGAACCACTATTGTTATTTTGCTCAAAATAAATGTTTTCAAATGAAAGATTATTCTTAGAAGTAGCACTTAATAATACTGTTCCAATATTTGTGCCAGCAGCATTCATATTCGTATGTCGTACTACACCAGCAGATAAACCACTAAACTGTGTTACGTTTGGATCACCGACTATACGCACCTGTGAGGATGGTGATGTTATGGCAACAGTAACAAGCTCGGCGTATCGCCCCGGTGCAACGTAGACAATGTCACCACCGACGAGACCACTTGTAGCCCCTAGTGCTTTTTGTAGTGTTTGCCACGCCTGACCAGTACCTGAACCAGTACCAGTATTGGAGTCATTGCCATCTAGGCGCACATAATAAATCGCCATTATTCAGCTGTCCCATTCACGATTTCTTGAGCCATAATTACTGAGAATTGCTGACTGTAGTTCTGCTGAAAAGCAACATCCTGCGTAACCCACCAACCGAATACGCTTGTGCCACTAGGCCCAAACGTGCCCAGCAGGTTGCCGTTGTTGTCGTAGATGTCACCAAAAACAATCCAGTCACCGGGGCTGTTAGGGTTAGGCTCCAGTCGGTAATTTTGTATATTCATTTTCCGACCTTCAAACTGTTGGCATTGGTACCCTTGAACGGCATCGTCAAGAACGCCAGCACACTGCTCACCGCAGCGGAGACACCCGCCGCTACCGCCTTCGAGCCGTAGAGTGCCAGCACTGCGCCGAGTTCGCTGAGGTCGTGTGCTTCGGATGTCCGGATGCCATCGCCAAAGACGCTGGTAAAAGCAGCTACGAAAGCCACGATCACAACGACCACTAGTCTTTTGATTGATATAGAGTTCATCTGTTTATGACTGCCTCCAACGCTGAAACCTTGTTTTCGAGTTTACCGAGCCGTTGTTCTATGCGGCGCACTTCCTGCTGCTGCCCGTCTAAGGTGTTTATAATGTGAGCCACCTGAGTCTCTAGGCGCGTCAACCTGATCTGCAATGCCACCCAAGCGGCACCGATTGACATCGTCGTGATAAACGCCTGTATTCCGATTTGGACCCACATCTCTGGACTCATAGACTTACCCCATCAATAACTTCACTCATATCATGGTGCGATGGAGTCGA